ATTCAGGTATAAGTATATTTATTTTTGCCATTATCTTCTTCCATCTGGCTGCACATCAGCTCTAAAAGCACCAAATCGCCAAGACTCATCTGTTGATGTGTTTTCTATTTTAACTGATGCTAATCTACCTCGTGCTCTTGTGTCAATTTTTTTTGTACTTGAGGTTATAGTGAATGGCCCAAGCGGTGAAGATGCCTCTGTTTCAGAGGGAAAGTCTTTAAGGTTAATTGTAACACGAGCATTACCATCAAGCTTACCAAAATCAGGTATAAATCTTCTGATCTTTGTAAAGAATTCTCCTGCTGTTCCTTGCATATCCATTTCAAAATCACCTGATTCAATAAATGCATTAATGGCAGTTTTATTACCCACAGTGTCTAATTGGTTACTTCCAGTTTCATGTTTATATAATGTAGCTGCACCAAATTCATTTGTGATACCATTAATAGATACAGAGGGAAGACCAGAGGTACTATATTCTGTTGCGTATGGATTATCTAACACATACTTGTCACTGTAAGCAGTTCTGGCTAAAGAACTTGTTGTCCATAAACCTTCTCTATAATTTAAAGTAACACATCTGTCTATTTGTGTAGATCCATCTTTACAATAAAACCAATTTATTTCAGTAAACAAAGTATTATATCCTGCAAACACTTGTTCACTCTGACCAAAGTTAAATCCTAAATCATCTGAGGTTTGAGTTGTAAATACAAAATCCTCAACAGAACAGGTTAGTTTTTTTACTGAACCACCATCGTAAGCATAGAAACCACCAGACTTACCCATCCAATACATAATACCATCTACATGCACAAGTGAATGTTGCGACATAGCTCCACAGTTTGAACCTACTTGTCTAATTGAAAAAGTAAAAGGTGGGCCGACAAACTGCATAATGTAAGCAGATGTATCTGTAACAACAAATATGTAATCTTTACCTCTTGCTGCACTGACTATTTTAGAACCACTGTCTAATTGAAATGTTCCAGCTGTGTTTGTAGATACAGGTACATAATCTGTTCTGTCTTCTTGATCTGAAAAACGAATAAACATTTTATCTTGTGTGTTAATAGAACCAATCGTTGTTTCAGTACCTAAATGTATAAGATGTCTATCAGTATCAGATACAATTGTCATAACACTTGCTGTTGGATTTGTAGTGACGGCACTTGCTCTTGTGGTCACACCATCAGTTGGATTCCATTCAAAGGTGCCACCATTTTTAATTGTTGCTATTAATATTGTTCCATAATTATCTAATGACCAGTTACCTGGCTCTAAACTTGTAGCTGAAGCTGCAGTTGCAGAACCCCAACCTGTAGAACCACTCCATGTACCTGTTCCCCAACCAAAACCAAGAGTCTGTGTAGCTGATCCTACTCCTACATAAGCTTGTACTGATCCTGAACCTGCTGCAGTAATTCCTGCACCAGATTCACTTGAAGGCATAGTGATTGTAAAACTGTTTGTAGCAGCTGTAATAATTTGAAAAGGATTATCAGTAAAATTAGCAGCTGTAAATCCTGTGCCACTTCCAGGCATTGTAACAGATGAAAATACCACATATTCACCTGCTGTTAAGTTATGTGAAGTTTTATTTACTGTTACTGTTGCTGATCCATTTGTAGAAGTAAAGGTTAAACCAGTAATAGCTGTTTCAAGTGGACTAATATCATAAATACCACCACCATAAAATAAAAACAAACCTTTACTTGTGCCTATGGCTATATATTCTGTCCCGTCTTTATCTGTCCAAATATGTGTAGCTCGGGCAACTCCTGGTAAAGTTGTTGCTACAGCTTGTTGCCAGCCACCTATTTTTTCAGGTTCACCATAACGAAAGCGAACAAAGTCACCATCTGTCCATTGATTAGAAGCTTCACTCTTTGTTATTTGTTTATTAAAACCACCTTTAAAGGGAATACGAATTAGAGGCATGTCACCTCGCAGTCACAGGGTTTGTTCCGTCCCCAACAAAGGGATGTTCAGCAAATGCTATGTAGATGTATGTGGAACTTGTATTAAATGATGTACTACTTGACCTAAATTTAAATCCATTTGATAGAAAATCAATAGTATTACCTGTGTTTTCGGCATTAGTATTACTAGGAGCCAAACCTTTATCAGTTGGGTTAAAGGGGTCTCTGGCATTATCTATTATTATCCAATTTCTAGTATTGTCAGCATCTTTAATCATTAACCAAGCTGGTTTAAATCCTGTATACACAAATGTACCATCAGTATTATTATTTCCCTCGTAGAGTCCAAATTTTGAGTAGCCTTCAACAGAACGCCATGCCCAAAAACAATAACTACTACCAGCAGTACCAGTTACATTTGTGTGAAAAACTGTTGAAGTTGGTACATCATTACCAAAATCACTACCAGTTTGAGTTGTATCTGTATTATTTAAATGTAAATAATAAGCATCTGATGAACTTAGTGCACTGTGATAAGCCATCCAATTTTGTGAGCCATCTAACTTTTTCAAAAGAATAAAATCTGGTTTAACCCCAAGTCCATGACCACAAGTTTGCTCGGCTACTTTTGATGTAAATGTACCAATAGAAAATCCAGCCGTTGTGTTTTTCTGTAAAGTTACTGTTGTTTCACCATCATTATTGGTTTCAGTGGTTCCTCCATTACACACCCAATTCCATGCTACATAAGAAGTTTCTCTATTTACTTCTGTACTACTTCCAACACTATACCCTCCCTTTAAAAATTTTTTAAGTTCATTTGGGTTATATGAAGATACTGCATTTGCTGAATTTGATTTTAAAGCATTACCTTGTCCTCTACTTGAATCAAATAAAAAGTGGCTATAACTTGCACTATCTCTATCTTTAATCCACACTAATCCACTTACACCTTTAACTGTTTCTGGCATATTATCTTGTTGTACTGTAGAAAAACCAGAAGGAGCTGAATGAGTATAAGATTTTTGACCAAAATTCCAATCATTATGTCCACTATAACCTCTTGCTTCAGTAAAACATAAACCACCATCTTGAACTGCAAGTTTTAAATTTGAATATGCTGGATTAGCACCAGTTGCTGGATTACCACTATTAGGGTATGTACCATTTTCACTAAACCATAATTTACCATTATCTAAATCAACAGCAATACCAACTACATCACCTTGACTTCTAGCACCTCCATAAGATATATAACCATTGTTACTGTTTTCAGTTTTACCATTAGATGAATCATACGACCAACCAGTTTTTTGATCTGAATACCAACCATTATTTTTTATACTTTGATTTTTTGAAATTACACCAAAATAAGTTGCAGTATTAAGACTTGTTAGTGTAACTTCAACATAATATTTACCAGAAAGTAGTGGTTTGCTAGTTCTGTATTGATCCCAGTTTGAAGGATTACTTCCAGCCGTTACTCTAGTGTTACCTTCAGCTAATGTTGCTGTGCCTGCTGAGCTACCATTATTATTACCTTGATCATATTGGTCAAATGTTGCAAAGTTTTGAGTGGGACTATCGGTGGTTTGATCTCCAGCTACAAGGTTTTGAACACTTAGATCATTGTTGTTACCACTAGTATCGTCACCCAAATTACTTGACGAAGCAAACTGTAATCTGAACCCATTGGTTCCGTAGGTGATACCTGTTAATGCTTTTGGGATCCAACGCCCTGTGCTTGTATCAGTGACGCCAAAAGTTGAAGGTGTTAAAGCTGCACCATCAACAAAATTATATTCTGCAAAAGAAGCGTCTATAAAAGCATTTGTTGTGCCTGTAGTTGTTTGCCCTCCGACATTATGTTTTATTTGTGTATTTATAATTGAATTTGTGGGCACACTTGACCTATTGTCAATATTGAATGCAGTAACTTGATCACCATCAATATATAGTTTTATCTTATCAGTTCCACTTTGTGACGAATCATTAGCAACTAAAATATGATACCATTTTGAAGTATCCTCTAGAGTTCTAGTGGTTTCAAAAATTGTTGTACCTGAGCTATAAAATTTAAGTTTGTAACTGTCATGATAAAGTCCAGCACTTGATGCTGAATTCCATGCGTCATCAGCACTACTTGCATATAAGAAAATTCCATAATTTTTTCCCGTGGGTTTATACCAAAATGAGATAGTAAAGACACCTTTATTACCATCACTACTTGGAGTTCTTATTAATGCAGCTGTGCTTGCTCTATCAAATATACAACTATTAGTAACTGTGCCATTGTCTGTAAAAGGCACAAAGTTACCCACTTTTTGACCTGCACCATTGCCTTCGTATAAAGTCATAAAGAAATGCTCTTCGCCATTTTTTATTGTTGGTTCTGCCATATTAACTCCCTACATTCTTTGAACATAATGCCAAATAACTTGTTGGCACAGTATTAAAAAAATTACCTATTCCACTAGCATCACTATTACCACCAGCAGTTTTATTTCCTCCAAAAGTACCTTCTTGTCCAAAATTGACAAAAGATGTACCATCAGCAGTGCTGAAATAAAAACCAAGGATTATATCATTTGTTGATAAGCTAAATGAAGTTGTTATTGTTGGATTTGCTCCTGATGAAGGATTACCATCATTACCAGCATCTGCTGCATAATATGTTCCATTTACACCTAGAAAAACTTTATCATTATCTACATCAAAAGCACAATTTAAGATATCACCAGCATTTTGATTACCAATTCCAAAACTTACTGTAGCACTATTACCATTGTAAACAACATTATCTTGAAAACCAAATCCTTGGGATGTAGATAAAGTACCGAGTCCATAACCACTTGAAATAGTACCTTCTTGACCAACTATACATATTCCAAATCCTGTGTATCTACCACCTAGATAATGTTCAAAATACCACTTACCTGATTTTGGTAAATTAAATGTTGAAGCTGTATGGTCAAACTGACTACTTGTTGCATCAGCTTGTAGATTACCATTTTTATAAGTTACACTACTAATGTTAGCAGCATCATTATAAACACTGTTAAAAGTTGCAAAATTATTCGTAGGTGAGTCACTAACTTGGTCATGTGCCGAAAGTCCACTTGAAAAGTCGTTACCATTTCCAGATTCATCGTCTCCAAGGTCAGAGGCATCTCTTCCATCAACATAAAAACCACGAGTTCCAAATGTTAAACCACTTACATCTATCGGAACCCAAATTCCATTTTCATTCGTTTCTCCAAAACTAGATGCGTCTAATGCACCATTGTCAATGTAAACTATGTTTGTCATATACCCATCAAAAAATGCACCAGTTGCATCATAAGTTCCAATTCTAATGTCAGATGATGCTCTACCAGCACCACCTGAATCGGTATTTATACTTGGATATGTTTCTGTGCTAAAAGATGTTACCCTTTGTCCGTTTACATAAATTATCATTCTTTGAGCTGGAGTATCATTGGCTGTGTCCCAAACAAAGGTGAGATTATACCAGGCACTTGGGTCACGAAAAACTTGAGTTGTTACTAATTTACCTATAACTGAACCACCAGATACATCTGTAAATTCTAATCTATCACTTGAATCAAAAGAATAAAGTTGATAATTTGTAGCATCATAACGATAAGCACCTATATACATTAAAGAAGTTAAATTACATCTTTTAACCCAAACACTAAAAGTATTTTTCTTTCTAGTATCACCAGCACTTACTGAGGAATCAATTAAATTAACAGTAGCCGCAGCATCAAACCTAAGAGATTGATCTATCGTGTATCCCGTGCTAGCTAAACGATTACCTGGAATTATTAGTGGCATTTAGAAGTCCTCCAGCTTTGGAAACTCCCCTAAAGGTCTGCTCATTACAGGTTTAGATTCTGTACCTGTATTAGAATATTTATATAAAGTTTCTAAAACCCTTACATCTTTTGTTGCTTTAATTCTAGTGACCATATCATTTGATTTTGTTCTAACTGCTGTTCTAAATTTTGCGACATTATCTGGCAACGAGTAATCAGAAACTTCACTTGCTTTAATCACCATCCAATCTGTATCTTTTAAAATATCATAAGCCTGACTGTTTACTTCATTTACTTTTCTAGTCTTTAATCCTTCAACAGTAACATCACCGACTTTTTTATCCTCCATTTCATGGTCTTCTGCTGTTTTCCAAACCTTTTTTACTACTTTATTGGTTGCATCAAAAGTATAACCACCTTCTCTATTTTTATAAAATTTTTCATCTTTTACATTACTTCTATCTTCTTGAATTGGATAAAGACCTATAGCTGATTTTTCTTCAGCACTCCAACTTGAAAAAATATTTGCAGGGTGTTTTATATCATTGTGCTCAAATGCTTGAGCACTATTAAAAATTCTTATGACCTGATTTGCTTTAACTAATGCCCACATAATTTCTCCTAACTCAATGTTAACGCAAGGTTTCTACCTACCTCAACAAATTTAGATCCATTGTAATAGAAAACAAAAAAATCGCCTTTTGCAGCAGTTGTAGTTAATGTTGGAGCTGTATCTGATGCAAACTCATAGTTTGATGAAAAGGATAAAGTCCTTGATCCAGTACCATCTTGAATTACTAATAAGCTTACAAATTGACCTGTGACACCATTAGTTGCATTATTTAATGTTCTGTTACCAGCTAATGTGACTTTGGCAACTGGCTTGGCTTGTAAATCCCAATCAATATTAGCTCCATCTGTTAATGTTTGTTCAGGAATGTAAGCAGCATCATTAAATTTAAACCGACCCGCACCTTTAGCAGTAAAAGCTAAACCTACATTTGTGTCACCACCAGTAACTGCAAGTCCTACATCATTTCCTGTAGCTGCGTTTGTTATCTCTAACTCATTAACAGCACTAGTTGTTGTTTGAAAAATTATTTGTTCATTACCATTAGCATCAGCAATAAAACCAGCATCTGCAATTTTTGGTTTTGTCAACGTAACAGCACTGACTGTGCCTCCTGCAATTGTTGCTGAGTTAGTAATACTACCAGATGTTGTTGCTCCATTAATAGTTGGACTTGTCAATGTTTTATTTGTAAGTGTATCCGTAGAAGATGTATTAATTATACCTGTGTCAACAACATTTGTGCCATCAGCAAATAATACTCTTACTGATTTATCAGCAGCAACAAAAGTATATCCTGTACCACTAGCTGTTTTGAACTGTACTGTATAAGCACCAGAAGTGCCATTAGAAACAATATAAAATTTTTCTATACTGTCAGGAACCGTAACAATTCTATTTCCTGTAATTGTTCCTGTAAGCTTGATGACCATGTTTCGTGCATTTGAAGCTGCACCATCTGACATTGCTAATGCAGTAGTACCTGCACCACCTGCGATAGATACTTCTTCATAACCACCAACAGCTTGTTCGACTAGCTCTAAATTTGTGTTTGTTTTTGTACCCCAAGTACCGGCATTTTCGCCAGTTGCTTGTAATTCTAATTTTAAACTTGTTGAATATGTTGATGCCATACTATTCCTTTATATTAGTTCACATTATAAATCATTTATGCAGCTCTATCAACCTCTGTCCATACAACTGATGTGCCCACATTAACTTCTTCCCAATTAATTAAATTAATAGATCCAAGTGAAGCAGTTAAATCAAATCCTGTAATTGT